CCTGATGAGGCATGGCAACTGGCGATTGATCAAGGCTGGGAGCCATTGGTTGCGCCCCCGGAACTGGTCGAGACGCTGATGCGTCCCCAAGTCATCCGCAAGACGCATCGAGGGGAAATTCAGTGGTTAAACCAGACCTATTTCCTAGATGACCTGCGGGCCTTGCATGGCCAAGAAATACGGCTGGCCTACGACGTTAGAGATGCTGCACGCATATGGGCATACGCGTTAGACGGTGAGTTGATCGGAGAGGCGCTACTTGATGGCAACTCCTCGGATTACATGCCGATGAGCTTGCTGGAAAGAAGTCGAGCCAAGCGAGAACAAGGACAGGTCAAGCGTTCGATGGACAAGCTGGAGACGTTGACAGGGCATCGGGTGGAAATGATCGCCCCAACGACCAGACGATCCGCAACCCTGAGCCATGAAGCGCTCACGCTTGCTCAAGAGTTCGCCCAAACGCTAGAGGCCGAGCGTCCGCAGTTTGATGTGCCTGGAGATGACGTAGCCCGCTATCGGCTCTGGATCAAGCTGGATGAGCGCGTGAAGTCAGGGGAAGAGTTAAACGCTGAAGAAGCCAGGTGGTGGGAGCGTTATCCCTCCCACCCGGACTTCACAGCGATGAAAGAAGTGTTTCAACGCGCGGGGTGAGACCCGCGATTTAAGCAGTAGACGAGCCTGCCAGCTCGACTTAAAGGAGATACAACACAATGAGTGTAACCAAAATCGTTCCATTGACAAATGTTGGCTTGCTTGCAGGAGCTATGAAACGCGCTCAAGTACGCCCTGCTGGACTGCCTGGATTGGTCACGATGTATGGACCGAGTGGCTTCGGGAAAAGTGCAGCCGCAGCATTTGCTGCAAATATGCACCGCGCCTACTACGTCGAGTGTCGGGATACATGGAGCAAAAAAGCATTCCTCCAAGCTGTGTTGCGGGAAATGTCAGTCCATCCGACACGAACTATGTCTGAAATGGTGGACCAGATTGCCGTGCAGCTCACGGCCTCGGGGCGCCCGCTGATCATTGATGACGTTCAATATCTGCTCGATAAGGCGGCTGCAAACGTCCTCACTGATATCTACAACGCGAGCCAGGGAACCATCGTCCTCATCGGAGAGGAGCGAGTACCTGCATCACTATCCAAGTTGGAACGTCTGCACAATCGCGTCTTGGAATGGGTGCCAGCTCAGGCTGCGACGCTGGAGGACTTGAAACAGTTAGCCAGTGCCAGCTATCCCAAGCTTGAAATCACCGACGACTTGCTTGAAGACCTCAACCGGGCGACAGGGGGCTGCCTGCGCCGTGCAGCAGTGAATCTGTACCGGGTCCAATCTGAGGCTGCGGCCTTGATGCGTGACAAGATCGATCTTGCTACATGGGGCAAACGCGGCTGGGATAACGGCGAGGCTCCGGCTCGGAGGACTCGTTGATGGGTAAGCGAACTGATCTTCGCCTGGTGGGCGGAAAAGAACCTCGTCAGCACATGTGGGAAGCGGTCCGCGCTAACCGAACGGGTTTCACCTCTCGACAGATTGCTCAGCTTTCAGGCCAAACAGATAGCAGCGTCAAAGACTACATTCGCGCCCTTAATAAAGCAGCGCTTATTGAGCTGGTCGATGGTGCGGCAGATTTTACCGACAATCGATGGCGCCTCGTCCAGGACGAAGGGGCCGAATATCCGCGAGTAACGGTGTCAGGCAAGCGCTCCACTCAAGGATCGGGGCTGGAGAATCTTTGGCGAAGCCTTCGCATCATGGGCGAGATGACCGCAGCACAAGCGGCGGAACTAGCGAGTGTTGGGGACGTAAAAATTTCCCAGGCATCAGCGTCCAACTACTTCTGCTCATTGGTTCGCGCAGGGTATCTCGTTGCGAATGAACACGACTTTGTTGGGCCCATTACCTACAAGCTCGCACCAGGCCTTTCAACTGGGCCGCGCCACCCAATCGTTCAGCGCTCAGTCTCGTTTCAAGTGTTCGATCCGAACCTGAACAAGGTTGTTTTCTCGTGCGTTGAGTCGGGCGGAGTATCGGGTGAATCCTCACCCAGCAACGATATGCGGGAGCAGAACTCCAGGCTGAAAAAGTTGCTGGCTGAATTCGTATCTGCCGGTCAGAAAGGCCCAAAAATAGATCTGCTCCAACGCGCGCAGTTGGAGTTGGCGTAATGGGTCAGATAGATATTTCGTGCTGGGGAAATGAGCCACCTCTGTTCGTACGCCTTCTGGCCGCAGAGGTTGGAGAAACCAATCGCGCCCAAGCGGCTGCTCGTATTGGGATGAGCCGCACGGCGGTAAGTCTGGTACTCAATAACAAGTACGCCAGCCCAACGACAAAAGGCGTGGAGCGCCGAGTGATGGCTGCTCTCGGACGTATCGAGTGCGCTGCCGTTGGCGAGACTGTTTCCATTGAGCAGTGCCAAAACTACCGCGAAAAGGCGCCTCCAACGCACAACCCGCAAGCGATGCAGTGCTGGCGAGCCTGCCAGCACTGCCCCTTCAACCCAACTTGCGCAGGTGCCGGAAATGCAACCGTCCACTGACAGCGTTCGCCCGCAAATTCCCGTAGTTCAGATCTACATATCTGGCCGCAGCCTGATCCGCCTCTACATGGGAGAGAAATGCGTAGGGTTTTCTGAAACCTACAAGTTCGCTCGGATTCGGGCGGATGAGTTGGAGCAGGCCAAGCCTGCGCAGGAGGTGCATTGATGCGCACTCGATGCCCTAACTGTGGGACGACGCTGAGTCTGGATGCCCTCATTGCACATGATGGCGCTCGTGACGCGTTGGGGGTGGCTTTCAAATTGTCCGGCCAACTGGGCAATGCCTTGGTTCGTTATGTTGGCTTGTTCCGGCCGGAAACACGGGAGCTGACCATGGATCGGGTGGGCAAGATCCTCAACGAGTTGCTGCCAGATCTGCAAGCCCAGCGCATCGAGCGCAATGGGGTTGTGTTCAAGGCTCCCCCGGCTTGCTGGGTCTGGGCAATGGAGCAAGCGGTAGGCGCTCGCGATTCCGGTCGGCTCGCAACGCCGCTCAAGGGGCACGGTTGGTTGTACCAGGTGATGAGTCAATGGCAAGGCGAATCAACTTCGGTCCTGTTGCCGGAATCCAGTGCATCGAAGCAAACCGTGCTTGCCCGCCCGAGCCAGACAACTGCGGCTCTCACTGCATTACAGGGGCGGTTGAATGGTTGAGGAATGGCTAGAGCGTGAGGTTATCGCAGGGTTAATGGGCTTAGTTGCCTTACGCCTGGACGGTGCACCTGCTGCCGACGCTATTACTCACACACTCGATATATGGCTGGTGGCTTTGAAAAAGGCTCAGCGTTGGAACGAAGTCACAGACGGGGCGCGGGTTAAAGCTGCTTTCGAGACGTTGTTCGCAAGCTGCGAGCGCTGGCCGGCACCGGCTGCGTTAATTCGAGCGATACCGGCTCGGCAGGGCCAGCAGGCATTGCCCAAACCGGCACTCACAGAAGAACAACGCGCCAACGGGCGTCGCCGGATCGGGGAGATCCTCGGCGCCTTGAAGTACAGCAACACCAAACATGAAACGAATACGGAGCAGGACAAACAATGATTATTCCAGAAGGATTTCGCCAGGATGCCAAGGGTCACTTGGTTCCGGTCGACATGATCAAACCAATTGATTTGGCCCGCGATGAGCTGGTTATTGAGCTTGTCAAAAAGGCCAACACAGTTTCTGAGGCTCTAGGTGCTTTTAAAGCCCAGGCATTTGGAGACATCAAGGCATTCGTGGAGATGTCTGCCGAGCAGTACAAGGCATCTATCGGGGGGAAAAAAGGGAACGTCACGCTGCTGTCTTTCGATGGCCGCTACAAGATCATTCATGCGGTTCAGGACTCGATCAAATTTGATGAGCGTCTCCAAGCGGCGCGAATTCTGATTGATGAATGCGCCGTTGAATGGACTCAGGACGCCCGCAGTGAGGTCCGCGTTCTGGTCAACGAAGCATTCCGCGCTGACAAAGCGGGAGAGATCAGTACGGGTCGCGTACTTGGTCTTCGCAGGCTGGAGATTCAGGACAAACGATGGCAACGCGCGATGCAAGCCATCAGCGAAGCCGTCCAGGTGGTCGGCTCCAAGAGTTACATCCGTGTGTATGAGCGTATCGGTGATTCCGACCAGTACGCGCCTATCCCTTTGGATATCGCGAGCATCTTCGAACAAGACAGAACACCTTCGACGTTGCATTGATTTGAGGTTGCCCCTCAACCATCACCAGCCTATCCAGACCACACACGAGATCAATTCAAATGGCCAAGTTCCAAATCACTATCGAAGACAGCACCGATGGCGTGTCCATCTCCGTAGATAACTCCAATCAGTTGGGTGCCAGCACAGCAGGTCGTGTCGCCAGCATGATGGTTCACAGCGCACGACTCATCGCTCGCATTCCCCTCGAAGGCACAGCTCGCCACCTTGGCTGCGACTGCGAAATCTGCCAAGCGATGCGGGAAAAGATGACCATCAACCCAACCATCCACTAAGCGAAACCACCTCAGGAGACTGGGGTGGTCTGCTCGGCGCGGTGGCCGAGTACTGATGAGCATCCGAGGGATACATGGTTCAAGAGGATTGGGATGCGCTCAAGGCGCAGATGGCAAGCCCGTGGGGCTCAATGACGTTGAAGTGTGATCAGTTTGTTCTGACCCTACAGCAAGGGGCATGCGGCAAGAGTCGGAGCTGGTCCACAAACGTTTATGTGGACGGTGTATTCAAAGGCGAATGGATGCGCTCGGATGACGGTGAGCCGAAGCACGAAGAGTCGCGCCGCTTCATGCGCAAGGTTGGTCGTGCATTGCATTCGAAGAAAGAAGTCGAGGTGTATCGAAAGCTTTGGGGGAAGCGCGAAGCTGACAAGGTCGCTGCGAAAAAGTGGTTCCACTTCGACCCTTCCTGGAAAAGCTTCAACTCACTCAAAAAACATCTGCTCACTAACAACACGTCCATCGAGCGGCTTCACTGAGCGAAACCGCTCCAGGTAACTGGACGGTCTACCCGGCATGGCAACCAGGTACTGATGAGCTGCCGATGAAGTGAGGAGAAAGGAGAAAATGAATCGACGTAACGTACAGCTATCGAAGATCCACATAGCAAAGAAAGATTTGGGACTTGATGAGGAAACCTACCGGTCTTTGCTCAAGCGTGTAACGGGTGCCACCTCCGCAAAAGATCTTGGACCGATGCAGGTTGTGGCAGTACTTGCAGAGCTCGGGAGGCTTGGGTGGCAACCAAAATCCAAACCCAAGGGGCGTTCTGCCCCCAACGTTGCACCCGATAGAGCAAAGCTGGTTGGCAAAATTGAGGCATTCATGGCAGAGGCCCAACGACCTTGGGAATACGCCGATGGAATGGCAAAACGGATGTTCAAAGTGGATCGAGTGGAGTGGCTGGATGCCAAGCAACTGGGGAGCATGGTTTCGGCGTTGACCTATGACGCGAAGCGCAACAAGAGGCCGACCCAATGAGTGGCGATCAGCTTTTTCCCGACGACACCGATAGGCTAGATCCGAACAAAGTGCTTGCCCATATGGAAGATCCAACGGTCATGCATCGCTGGGAAGGCACCATCAAGGAAATGGTCGAGATCGCTGAGGCGGAGCTACGGGGGAGATTGCAAGACAACCCGGATGCTGTGCCTGAAATCGCTAGGTCGGTGGTCTTTGCAATTTGCGACACGATGGGCGGAGCAGTGGTTTACCTTCCCCGAGGTGACTCGCTGAAGAAGGCAATGCGTGACGCGGCGATCTATCGGGATTGGCGCGACGCGGGTATCCAGCCAACGGACCTGGTGCGTAAGTACAAGCTTGCATCACCAACTATATATGACATCATCGCGCGCCAAAGGGTGTTGCATCGCCGCAACGAGCCCGACCTATTCGGCTTTGATGACAGGACTGTCCATTAATGATGATGGCTTTGAGAGTGGCGTTAGCGGTTTCGGCCTTGTATATGCCTATGGCTTCCTCGGCACCGAGACTCCACCCCACTCTTGTAGCTGACATGAGTCACGCCAAGTCTAGCCAGTCGATAGCCCAGCAATTGTGGTCGAAAAATCTTGATGCTTGTTTGACCCGTGATGACTCAACGCTGGCGGAGATCCAACGCCTGGCCAATCAACAGCTCCATTCCCGCAACAACATTTCCGGCTCGTTTTTCCCGAGTTGCCATGTGCTATTGCTCGATGTTCTGTATTTCAATGGCGGTTGCTACACCGGCAAGTTTTCTCAAAAGGAGTTGGATCGCGCGAGGGCTAACTGGACAAGAGATAACGCGGATTGCGCAAGGCAATTAGAGAGCACTTCGGACAAAACTGAAGCGCTGTCGGATACCGATTGGGAAGCGGAGCGACGAAAGGACGGAGCGTCGGAATCAGAAATACAGCTTATGAAGGAGATAAGAAGCCTTTAGTCAAAAGCCCCGCTTAGTCGGGGCTTTTTCTTGTGCGCGTAAGAAACACTGCGACACCCCTTCCCAAGCGAATCTAGACCGGACATCTACTCCGGCAGGTTCGCATATGGCCACTGCGCCCCGTTCATCCAGGCAATACGCCCAGCTCGTTATCGAGACTCCATTTGCCGACGAGGTTCAGGCGCTTCTGGACAAATGTCCCCCGCAGTGGCGCGCCACTGTCGAACTGATGGTTGCAAGCCATGAGCGCCGAGTTGCCGAGCATGTTCGGCAGAAAGAAAAACTTCGTCCGCAACTACGCGACATGTCGCCGAAGCTCGGAACTTATACAGCCGCAGAGTCAGCACGGGGAAATCCCGTTATTGCTGCGCGCTCAATTGCGGATATCCGCGCCGCACTCAAACCAACAAAGGAAGTTCGTTGATGGCTTACATCCATCGGCGCCGCCGTGCGCCACGTATGACCGACTGGACTCTGATCACCTTAGCCCTCCTGATCTGTCTGGCCCTGGTCGCGCCAACCAAACTACCGGTGGTGCTCTATAAAGCTGGCTTGGTAACACTAGGCGGCGTCCTGGGCTACTGGATCGACCGGGCGTTGTTCCCATATGCCCGCCCAAACCAGGTAATGCGTACGGAGCGAGCCATGGCTGGCATTCGCCGCGCCCTGGTTGTGCTGGCCTGCATTCTCGGTCTGACGCTGGGGCTCTGAATATGCGCCCACTTCGTACAGGCTCAACCGCCATATTCTTGATCCTGGTCGTAGGCCTGGCCATCTATGGTCAGGCCAGAGCTGAGATCCCTCAGCAGGCTGAACGCTATCGACGTGATCTGACCCGGATCGCCCAGGCTGAGTGGGGCCTCGATGCTCCAGTGGCGACCTTTGCCGCCCAGATCCATCAAGAAAGCCGCTGGAAGTTCGACGCGAAATCGCCTGTCGGTGCGCAAGGCTTGGGTCAGGTGATGCCTTCGACCGCCACCTGGTTGGCTCAGCTGTTCCCCAAGGCCCTCGGCAAGGTCGAGCCGTTCAATCCGATTTGGTCCATGCAGGCGCTGGTCAGCTATGACCGCTGGCTGGCAAATCGCATCAAGGCCCGCGGAGTGTGCGAGCAAGGGGCGTTGATGCTCTCTGCCTACAACGGCGGGCTGGGCTGGGTGATTCGTGACCGTAAGTTGGCATCGGCAAAGGGCGCCGATCCGCTGACCTGGTTCGACTCCGTAGAGCGACACAACTCGGGCCGTTCTGCTGCCGCCTTCAAGGAAAACCGCCAATACCCGCGCCTGATCCTATTGCGCTGGGAAGCCCTGTACATCGCTGATGGCTGGGGCCAGGGAGTGTGCCAATGAAACGTCTGCTGGATCTTATTATCCCAGCAACTTGGTGCGTGGCACTGATCATTGCTGTGGTTTACGGCCTGCACCTGAACCGTCAGGAAGGCTATGACGAAGGCCATGCCCTGGCCACAGCAAATGGTGAAGCAACCGTATTCAAACTGCGCGAAACCTTCGCCGGGGAAAAACTGGCAATGGCCGAAGCTGCCACTACTGCTGCGCAAAAGGCCGTTGCCGATTTGCGCGCCGAGCAGGTCAAGGGCAACCAGCTTGCCAACCAACTCGCTGACACAAAAGACCACCTGCGCCAAACAACCGAACAGCTCACAGGGGAGATAGACCATGTCACCAAACTTTACCGGCGTGCCCTCGATGCGCAACCAGAACCGCTGCCTACTGCTGTGTTCACTACTGGCTTTGTCCGCGTGTGGAACACCGCCAACGGCATCAGTACCTCAATGCCAACCCCGAACAGCGCCAGCGGAACTGCTGCGCCGTCCAACGGAGCCGGAGCCGCTGACGACCTCGACTCCGGCCTTGGCCAGGCTCGGCTCCTGACCAACCAGGTACGGAACGCCGAGCTGCATGGAACCTGCCGAGCGCAGCTCAATAACTTGATTGATTGGACTCGCAATGGAAGCAATTGATTTCGCCAGCAAGCTGGAGGCCATCCATAACGAAAGTGCTTTAGCGGCTCATTTGGCACAACGGGAAACCTTGACTGGCCCATCTGCCGAGTTCTGCAAGATGCCTGATTGTGACATGCCAATTCCAGAAGGCCGGCGCCTGGCTATCGAGGGTGTGCAGTACTGCGCCGAATGCCAATCGCGTCGCGATAAAAGGGCCATCAAATGATGATGATCGAAATGCCGGCCTGGCAGTTGATCGGCGTAGCAGCCACGGTCTTGGGTGGATTTGCCGGACTGGTGAAGCTTTTGCTGCTGCAAATGGAGCGCCGTCTGGATCAACGCAACGCGGTGATGGATGACCGGTTTAATGCCATTGCAAAGGACAGTGATCGGCTGCGTCAGCTTGAGCTGGGCTTTGAACGACTGCGCGGAGACATGCCGTTGCACTACGTGCGCCGGGAAGACTACGTGCGCAACCAGACCGTAATCGAAGCCAAGCTCGATGCCCTAGCGATAAAGCTAGAAAACGTTCAACTCAAAGGAATTGCCAAATGATCGACCCAGCCAAAACGCGTCGGGAATCCCTACGCTGGTACATCCTGAAAACCCTCGACACTTCGCGCCCCGTAGATCCGCACGAAGCGGTGGTGCTCGCCACCATCCAGGGTATCTATCCCGACTCCACGACCATGGAGTTGCGCCGCGAACTCGACTACCTGGCCGACCGAAGCCTGGTCACCCTGGACAAACAACCCAACGGTGTATGGATCTGCGGCTTGACCCATTACGGGGTCGACATCACCGAGTACACCATCCCCTGCAATCCAGGTATTGCCCGCCCCGAAAAATATTGGAGCTAAGCCATGCCCCCTCGCAGCAAAGTCGCCAGCCTACCCAAGGCCGTTAAAGCTTGGCTCGACAAGGCCCTCGCCGAAAACAGTTTCAGTGAGTACGAAAGCCTCGCGGCCGAGCTTTTGGCCCAGGGATTTTCGATCAGCAAGTCAGCACTGCATCGCTATGGTCAGGACTTCGAGTCCAAGCTATCGGCACTCAAAGTCGCGAGCGAGCAAGCGCGTGCAGTCGTGGCTGCTGCGCCAGATGAGGAAGGCGCGGTCAACGAAGCGCTGATGCGACTGGTCCAGGAGCATCTGTTCAAGTTGCTGATGACCGACGGCGACAAAATGGACTTACCGAAAGTCGCCAAGGCCGTCGCTGAGCTAGGCAAGGCATCTGTCGTGCAGAAGAAATGGCAGGCCGAGTATCGCGAGAAGGCCGAAGCAGCGGCGTCTCGAGTTGAGAAAATTGCCAAGAAAGGTGGTTTGAATCAAGCGACGGTCGATGAGATCCGCCGCGAGATTCTTGGGATGGCAGCATGAGTGATCGCTTAGCTAACCTTGAGGGCTGCCGGGAGAAAATCTCCAGTAATGTAGAAAGTGTTTGCGCAGTCGGGACACGAGAATTTCATCGAAGTCGATCCACTCTGCTTCATCGCTTTGAGAACGGAGCGATGGCCTTTGTCGTAACAATTTGTGCAACACAGGTGGGCTGGTTCCGTCGCTTCAAACTCCGCTTTAAGGGCGTACACGACTTTTGCTGGACCCACCCCCCGCAATTCATAGCGGTCAAGAACGCTTTGCTTAGCTTTCATGCTGTTGAGCGCATCTTCCAGCTCAGCTATTTTTTTGATCAGAGCCATTTGCTCCAACTGGCCCGCCATCATTTGCTGTTGCAAATCCATCAAGCTCCCGGTGAGATCCATAACCCGGCTTCTTATAAGGCCTTCATCCCTCAGAGTTACCAGGCTTTTGGCGATATCTCCGGCAGTCTTCGCACTCGTGAATGCGGCAGCAACCCAATCCATCATCAGTCATGTCCCTTGAACGTTATTAGTCGAGAAGTGCTATGGCCTAAAAGGTTCACATCATGAGCCTTCCTATTGTTCTTGAAAACACCGCCCGCATTGACGCCCCTGCGGTATTGCTCGACTACCAAAAAGAGTGGATCGGAATACGCGCGCCGCTCAAGGTCGGGGAGAAATCTCGCCGGATCGGTTTGACCTGGGCGGAGGCTGCGGACAATGTGCTGGTGGCTGCGGCAGAGAAACCTGCTGGTGGGCAGACTGTTTATTACTTGGGATACAACCAGGACATGACAGTCGAATACATACAGGCCTGCGCGATGTGGGCTCGCGCCTACAACTATGCCGCCGAAGAAATCGAGGAAGGCATCTGGCCTGATAGTGATCCCGATAAGCACATCAAGACTTACACCATCGCCTTCCCAAGTGGACACCGCATCGTCGCGCTGACCAGTCGCCCATCCAACCTGCGGGGCCGTCAGGGTGTGGTCGTAATCGACGAAGCTGCGTTTCACCAGGATCTGGCCGAGCTGCTGAAAGCAGCACTGGCTCTGTTGATCTGGGGCGGCGAAGTGCATGTCATCAGCACGCACGATGGCACCGAAAACGCTTTTAACGAACTAATCAACGACATCCGCGCAGGCAAGCGCAAAGGCGTGCTGTTCCGCTGCCCTTTCCGCGAAGCGGTCGAGGACGGACTTTATCAGCGCGTCTGTTTGCGTAAGGGCATCGAGTACAAGCAAGAAGAGGAAGCCGCCTGGGTCCAGGACGTCTATGACTTCTATGGCGACGCCTCGGAAGAGGAACTGGATTGCGTTCCGTCCCAAGGCGGCGGTGCCTTCCTCAGCCTGGCCCTGGTCGAGCAACGCAGTAGCCGGGACGTGCCGGTGTTGCGCCTGGCTTACCCGCAGGGTTACGAGACCATACCCGAACATCTGCGCCTGGCTGAATCCCTAGAGTGGTGCGAGGAACATCTCAAGCCACTGCTAGCCGCGATTCCATTGGACGTTCAAAGCTTCTATGGCATGGACTTTGGGCGTAGCGGTGACTTGTCCGTGATCTGGCCGCTGCTCAAGGAACAGAACCTACGAAAGCGAACGCCCTTTGTGGTCGAGCTGCGCAACGTCCCATTCAAGCAGCAGCTCCAGATCAAGTTCTACATCCTGCGTCGCCTGCCCAATTTTCTCAAAGGCGCCGACGACGCCAGGGGCAACGGTTCGCAACTGTCCGAGGACACCGCCATTGAGTTCGGCTTCAACCGCATTGAGCGGGTGATGCTCACCGAAGGCTGGTATCGCGACAACATGCCGTCCTTTAAAGCCTCCCTGGAAGACGACACTTTCTATGGCATCCCAGCCGACAAGGATGTGCTCAGCGATGTACGCGCCTTCCGCATGGTCAAGGGGGTGGCCCGTATCCCGGAAAAACGCACCAACGAGAAAGGCGAAAAGACCGGGCCGAAGCGCCATGGTGACGCCGGTATCGCAGCCGTGCTAGCGGACTACGCCTCACGGCAGGAAACCGAGATCTTCGAATATCACAGAGTCCAGCCCGCCGCCCAGCAGGATCGCGAGATCAAGCTCGGCGCAGGTTGGCGCACCCAGAAAGGCATTTGGTAATGGCTGATTCCCGCATCGTCGATCAATACGGTCGCCCGATCCAGTACGACAAACTCACCGAAGAGCTAGCCGCCGCCCGCACCACCGGCATTCGTCAGGTTTGGCACCAGTCGGTGGCCAGCGGTCTGACACCCGGCCGCCTGGCCAGCATCCTACAGGCTGCTGCCGAAGGCTCCGCCCATGACTACCTGACCCTGGCCGAGGAAATGGAGGAGCGCGACCTGCATTACGCTTCAGTCCTGGGCACTCGCAAACTGGCGGTATCTGGCCTGAGTATCCGTGTCGAAGCCGCCAGCGACGACGCCGAGGATATTCGTCGGGCCGATGCACTCAAGGAGATTGTCGACTCGCCTGAGTTCGGCGAACTTCAAGCCGACCTTACTGACGCCATGGGCAAAGGCTACGCGGTGTCGGAAATCATGTGGGACCGTAGCGGCAAGACCTGGAACCCATCACGCTTCGAGCCTCGCGATCAACGCTTCTTCCAGTACGACCGCGAAACTGGTCGGGAACTGCGTCTGCTCGATGAGGCTGACCCGGTCAACGGCATCGCGCTGGCTCCTTATAAATTCATCGTCCACCTACCGCGTATCCGTTCGGGGCTGCCGATCCGGGGCGGCCTGGCTCGTCTCGCGGCAGTTGGCTACATGTGCAAGGCCTGGACCTGGAAGGACTGGATGGGCTTTGCCGATATCTTCGGCATGCCTATGCGTGTTGGTCGTTATGGGCCAGGCGCCAGTAAGGATGACATCTCAACGCTCATGTCCGCAGTGGCCAACCTGGGAAGCGATGCGGCGGCAGTGATCCCTGACAGCATGCGCATCGACTTCACCCAGGCAGCCAACGTCACCGGTGCGGGTGACTTCTTCAAAGGTCTGGCCGAGTGGTGGGACAAGCAGGTCAGCAAAGCCGTGGTTGGGCAAACCATGTCTACCGATGACGGCTCCAGCCAAGCCCAAGCAACCATCCACAACGAGGTTCGCCTCGATCTGCTGCTCGCGGATGCCAAGGCCGAATCCAATACGCTAAATCGCTACTTCGTCCGTCCCTGGTGCGATCTGAATTTCGCACCAGGTCGAAATTATCCGCGACTGATCATTGACGTACCGCAACCAGAAAACACTCAGCTCCTGGTGACGGCCTTAGAGAAGTTGGTGCCACTGGGGTTGGAAGTCGAACAGTCAGTTATCCGAGACAAGCTCAGCATTCCTGAGCCAGCCAAGGGCGCCAAGCTGCTGGGCATGACTGCGTCTGCTGCTCCAGCGTTGGCGCAAGCCGCCAACCGCGAACTGAGACCCGCGAAACCAGCCGCATCGACGGACATCGTGGATAACCAGGTGCGTACCTTGGAGCAGATCGTGGCAGCGCCACTGGATGACATGGTCGAACAGCTCAAGGAACTGCTCGACCATGTGGATAGCCTGGAAGAGTTTAGGGATCGGTTGATTGAAACCTACCCAATGATGAGCATTAACCAGATGGCTGATGCTATTGCCGATGGGCTGGCAGCTGCCAGCCTGGCTGGTCGCGATGACATTTTGAGAGGGCTTTAAGCGTCTTGCATTCTGGTCTGAAGGCCTTGGCATTCCTGGCAAAGCATCTCATCCAGCATGTAGCAACCGTCTAAATCTTCGTCATCAATACTGCCGCTGCCAATGCAGCCACCATACCCATCCTCATCTTCGGGGCCGAAAACCCCGTTGCATGGGACATTTTCGACTAGCGAGCGAATGTAGTTTTCGTAGTGATAGCGCTGGTTTTCCGACAGTGCTTCCACGTTGCCATTGTTGCCCACGAGAAACTTGGCGACACCTATCGCCGCCGCAGAGTTACCCCTCGCTGGTACGTTTTCTTCGATCAGTTCTGGGCTGTTTTCAACGATGTGTCTTAACGCTGCGATATTCATGAGGCATTCCGTTTCCTAGCTTGATGAGCAGTAATCATAATTTCAGAGTTTGAGGTATAGCAAATGGCCGTCTCTCACGGTTCGCTACCGTTTAAGGAGCAGATCAACTACTTCCGTGGCAAGACGGACATTCCTACCCGTGCCTGGACCGACATTTACAACGTTGAGCACGACTGGGCTTTTGTCGTTGCAGGGACCATGAAGCGGGACCTGTTGAGCGACATGCATGGAGCGGTTGAGAAGTTCATCAGCCAGGGGCTGACTCTTGAGCAGTTCCGAAAAGACTTTGACCAGATCGTCGGCAAGCATGGCTGGCAGTACAACGGCGGCCGTGGTTGGCGTACCCGCGTCATCTATGAAACCAATCTGCGGCAGTCCTACAACGCTGGTCGTGAGACTCAGATGGCAGACCCAGAGTTGCGCAAGCGTCGCCCCTTCGGACTGTATCGTCACGGGGATAGCGCACACCCTCGGCCTCAGCATTTGGCTTGGAATGGCACGGTGTTGCCATTGGATGATTCTTGGTGGGCGACCCACAGCCCGCAAAATGGTTGGGGCTGTAAGTGCAAAAAGTTCATGCTGAGCCAGCGCGACGTAGACCGGCAAGGGCTCAAGATTGGCCCTGCGCCGGTCGTAGTGTACGAGAGCAGAACCATTGGAGTGAACAGCCCAAATGGTCCGCGTGTTGTCCAGGTGCCAAAAGGGATTGATCCAGGGTTCGACTATGCCCCTGGTCAGTCCAGGCTGAATGCCGCTGTCCCACCGCTCCGTGCCTACGATCCTTTACCAGATCCGGGTGCGCGGGCCAGTAGCGTCCAAGGCGCGGGATTGCCAAATCGCCGTGCACCTGGTGCGTTACCAGCGGCCCGTGAGATGGCGCCAGATCGGCTACTACCGGCGGGCTTAAGCGATACCGAATATGTAGACCGTTTCCTGGCCGAGTTCGGCGCGACGGAGGCTAAGCCTACGGTGTTTCGGGATGTCACCGGAGATGCCGTAGTGGTAGGACGTGAGTTGTTCACCAATGCCAAAACAGGCGCTTTGAAGATTAGAAAGCGTGGTCACGCGCGCGAGCTGCTGTTGCTCGCCGATGCGATCAAAGATCCAGATGAGGTATGGGTGCGGCTGGAGTGGCTCTATTCCAGGAACAAAGCGGTGGTGCGACGCCGTTACATCTCGCGCTATCAGGTCGATGGCGAGGCTGTACCAGCATTGTCAGTGTTTGAGGTGGGTGATGACGGGTGGGACGGCGTGACAACGTTCTCGCCTGAGCCGAATGACCCTGACTATCTGGAGCAGCTCAGGATTGGTGTCCGCCTGTATCGGCGACCGCAGATCGAGAAAAAATAAAAAAACCGCGCGCCGCCACACGCGATTACACCCTGAGTGTAGGCCTGGAGGTCCTGGCGGGGACTGCTCACTCAATGGGCGAAGCCTGATATTAGGAGGTGCGTGTGGCTGGTGCAATGCTTAATGTGGAACTCGACGACAGCCGGACAGGTGCCGCGCTGGCTGAGTTGATGAGCCGGCTGGGGGATCTGCAAACACCACTGCTGGATATTGCGGAGTACCTTCACCAGTCGACAGACAATAGGTTCAGTCGACAAGTAGCTCCAGACGGTTCGCCCTGGGCGCCGCTGGCTCCTTCCACGCTTGCGCGAAAGAAGTCGAACAAGATCCTTCGCCAAGACGGTCACCTCCAGGACACCATCCGACACAGCGTCAGCGGCAATGAGCTCGACTTTGGTACAGACCGGCCCTACGGCGCCATCCACCAGTTCGGCGGTAAGATCGAACACGCAGCCAGGTCTCAGCAGGTTTACTTCAGTCATAAGAATGGCGTTGTCGGAAATCGCTTTGTGAAGCGGAACAAGTCCAACTTTGCTCAGTGGGTGACTCGTGGTGCGCACTCGGCAGAGATGCCCGCTAGACCTTACATAGGTCTGTCATCCGAGGATGACGCTGAGATCCTCGCCATCGTCGCGGACTACCTATTAGCGCCACTTTAAGGGTGGTCGAGAGAAAGCTCGCTCAGGGCATTTTAGGTGGCTTGCAGGTACAACCGGGGCAGCCTGTAGTCGCTACAAGCGTTAGACATGCGTTAGATTGGCTTTAAAGCTCTATCACGCTCGCGGCGTCGGGGGCCAGTTTGAGGTTGGGGCATGTATTGCCTATATCACTGCTGCGAAAATCAATGTCTTGAATAGCCACGGACGAACATGCATGGATCTTTACACGCTCCAAATCTTCACGCCGGTCATTGAGGCCACCAAAGAAGTTGACTGGCTGTCGTACCTCACAGCTTCTCTCACGCCGATAGTGGCTGGTTTTGGAATATGGATCGCGCGGAGTCAATGGAAAACGGCACGGATGAAACTCAAACTCGATTTATTCGAGAAAAGGATTGTGGTCTACGATGCGGTTCGGAATGCAATGGGCGAAATAACGACTCACGGTAAACCTTCGGCTGAAGTCTTTACTGCATACTTGACAGGCATCGCTGGGGCAAAATGGCTATTCGACGAAAAAATGCATAAGTATTTGAGCGTTGAACTGTGGGGCTTAATCTCCAGGCTCCATGTTATTCACATACAACAGATAGGCGCGTCCCCAAACGAAAAACGTGAAGCTGCAGAAAAACAGCTCGATGTCCTGGGAGAAATGCATACCCATTGGGAGAACATTGATTCAAGATTCTACCCCTTCCTCGGGTTAAGCCATTAGTCAGCCATTTTTAGATGCGATCTACACTCTTACCCCATTCTCTACGTAAAGAATGGGGCAAGGGTGTAGGCCTCATTCGCTCCTAAATAATGGAGCAACCTTAAACCCCGCTGAAATCACCTACCTTACATGCCCCGTCGACACTGGCGGCATGAAAACACAACTCGCCCTCAACACTGACCTATCCGCCACCGTCTCTGACGGCAAGGCGCCTGAGTGGGTCGAACTAATCCCCCCAGGTCCACAGGTCATCGGCCGCGACGGTCGGCAATGGCTGTTCGATGAGCAAGCCGGGATGCTGGTGCAATCCAGCTTCACTGGTCGAGCTATCGACCTGCCCATTGATTGGGAGCACGCCACCCAGCACCGGGCTATCAAGGGCGAAGACGCCCCGGCCGCTGGCTGGATCAAGCAATTGGAGATCCGTGGCGGTGCCTTGTGGGGGCTCGTCGACTGGACGCCTCGCGCTTCGGCTCAAGTCATCAACCGCGAGTACCGCTTCCTCTCCCCAGTCTTCGACTTCGATCCCGATACGACGCGCATTGCGCGTTTGGTCAGCGCAGGCCTGACCAACAAGCCCAATTTCCTGCTGACAGCCCTCAATCAAGAAAACCCGGAGAACACGCCAGTGAAGCTTTCACCTGCGCTTTTGGCCGCGCTCGGCTTGCCCGAAACCGCCACTGAAGAACAGGCCATCGCGGCCACCACTCAACTCAAGACCACTGCTCAGGCTGTGAACTCTGAGCAACGCAACCTGGAACAGTTCATGCCGCGCGCCGATTACGACGCCGTGGCATTGCGTGCCTCCAATGCCGAGCAGGCGCTGGCCACTCTCAAGACTGCTGAACACACAAAGGCCGTCGATGTGTTGATCACTTTGGCAACTCAGGCCGGGAAAATCACCCCGGCCACGGCGGATTACCACCGTGCGATGTGCCAGGACGAAACCGGCCTAAAGCGCTTCAAGGACTTTGTTGATGCCGCCCCGGTGGTCGCTGAACCATCGGCCCTGACTGGTCAGCAGCCAAACCCCAAAACCTCCACGGCCCTGAACGCTGAAGAACAGGCCATGTGTCGGCAGATGGGTGTAGACCCTGTCGAGTTCGCCAAAACCAAACTGAGCGAGGGCTAAACCATGGCGCTGACTCAAGACCGCAACACAGCCATGAAGTCCACCGAAGTCCTGGTGATCCCAATGGCAGCGAACACTCGGATTTTTGCTGGGGCTCTGGTGGTGGCCAACGCTACCGGCTTCGCGGCACCGGGTTCGTCCGCCCTCAACCTGTCCTATCTGGGCCGAGCCGAAGAGTCTGTCGACAACCGTGGTGGTGCAGCAGGTGCGGACCAAATCGAGATCCGCCATGGCAAAGCCTTCTGCTGGGCCAACGACGGCACGATCACCCAGGCCCACCTCTTTAAGACCGCTTACATCGTCGACGACGAAACGGTTGCTGCGGGCGATGCCTCCGGCACGCGCTCGGCAGCCGGTCGAATTATCGGCATCGATACCAACGGCGTTTGGGTCGAGTAATCACCTTTATATAGGAGCGCATTGCGCATGTTAGTTAACAAGTCCTCGATCCAGGCAGCCTTCGTTGCCCTGAAATCCCTCTTCAATAACGCCTTTGCGGCCGCACCCAGCTCCTGGGAAAAGATTGCCATGAAGGTGCCGAGCACGACCGGCAGCAACATGTATGCCTGGTTGTCGGCGTTTCCAAAAATGCGCCGTTGGGTCGGTGAAAAGCACGTTAAGAGCCTCAAGGCTTTCAGCTACACCGTGGAAAACGAAGATTTCGAAGCGACCGTCGAAGTGGATCGCAACCACATCGAAGACGACCAGTTGGGGATCTATGCGCCCCAGGCGCAGATGGCGGGTTTCTCGGCCAAACAGTTACCGGATGAGATCGTGTTTGAGCTGGTGAACGGCGGTTTCGGCAACCTCTGCTATGACGGGCAGTACTTCTTCGACACCGACCACGTCGTCGGCAATGGGAGCGTTAGCAACAAGGGCACTACTGCGCTCTCTATCGCAACCCAAGCAGCGGCGAAGGCCAGTTACGGCGCAGCACGTACCGCCATGGGCAAGTTCAAGGACGACGACGGTCGCCCTCTGGATGTGCGCCCGACGATTCTGCTGGTCGGTCCGGGCCTGGAGGACACCGCACGCGCATTGCTGACCAGTGATCGCCTGGAAGACGGCAAGGTCAACCTCTACAAGGGCACCGCCGAGCTAGTGGTTTCCACCCGCATTACCTCTGACACAGCCTGGTTCCTCCTGGATACCAGCAAGCCGGTTCGGCCCTTCATCTACCAGGAACGCAAAGCGCCGAATTTCGTCCAGCAGACCGATCCCGAAGCCGACGACGTATTCAGCCGCAAGAAATTCAAGTTCGGTGCAGAAGCGCGAGCGGCTGGTGGTTACGGTTTCTGGCAATTGGCCTTCGGCTCTACTGGCGAAGCGTAAGGGGGCGACATGACTACCGTCATCGTTATAACGGCCAAGCGCAATGGCTTCCGTCGGTGTGGCGTCTCTCACTCTGACCAGCCCACCACATGGCAACAGCACGACTTCACGGATGAGCAATGGGTGGAGCTGATCAAGGAGCCCCAACTGTTTCTCTCCGTCGAAGAAAGAGATATGGATCTGGTACTGGAGCCACGCCATGAACTCGCATCGCCCGGCTCGTTACCGCAAACGTCCTTCACCCCAGAAACTCCCCAGTCGCAAACGCTTGAAACAAGCGCTACGCCTCTGGGCTATGCGGTGGACACAATCCGGCAGCAGCTCCTGGGCAACGACGAGCACAGCTTCTCTGGAGCAAATGGCGGCGACCAGGTGGGGAATCTTGGCTCTATGACCGACGGTTCTGCCGCTCCAGTCGATGGCGTGGGCACGACAGATCAGGCCGGCGCTGAAGCGCAGACCGTCGCCGACACCCCGGTCAAGCCCGTGAAGTCACGGGTCAAGCCCAAGGATGACGACAAATGAACATTTCGCTGCCAAGTGCGGTTCAGTTGATGCACCGATTTGGTGAGGAGGAAATCACCAAGTCGGCAGTCAAGCCGCCGCGAGCCCCCATTGATTCGAGCCTGTTGCTGGCGGCGGCTGAAGGCAAGCCGCTGGATGACTGGACCGCCGAAGAAGTGGAAACAGCGGTGGACGCATTGGCCAGGATCGCCGATGCCATCAGCCGCTCTCGCAGTGAGGTTTCGTTCTATCTGCGGTTCCGCAAGGCTGGTGAGGATGCACCTGATTGGGTCAAGGATGACCTCCCTGAGCTGGCTCGATACCACTTGGAAGGTACAGCCGTAGAGGATTCGACGATGCGTCTTCGTTATCGCGACATCATAAAACGCCTGGAAAAACTGGCGACTGAAGATGAAGCGCGGGGCGCTTCTGAAGCAGGTGATTCGGGCTTACAGATCACCCATCAATCGCGGCTGTTTTCTCGTAACACCTTGCGGGCGCTGTGATGTTGGGGGAACTGGAGGATGGAGTGCTGGCCAGGCTCGGAGAGCTTAAAACAGCAATTCCTCGTTTGCGCCTAGCTACCTATGGCGGTGAACTGAGTGACCCGGATCTGATGGTTGGCCTGATTTCTGGCGGGCCTTCGATCCTGATCACCACCCCCAAGATCAGCTTTAGACAGAAGTCGAATCGACGCTACTCCGCTGCCCTAGTGTTTCGCCTGGTGATCTCTTCCGGGAGTGAGCGAAAGGTGACACCCAAGCACAGCGACCCCGGTAGCTACTGGTTGTGGGAGTCCTGTCTGGCGCTGCTCACCAACTGGCAGCACAAGGAGGACCGCGCCATGGTTCGGCCGACTGAGTTTTCCAACCTGGTGAACGGCAAGTTTCAAGCCCAGCACCTTTCGGTGCTGGGTCAGTCGTTCGCCATCGATCTGGATTGGAATGTACCGGAGCCCGATTGGCCGGAGCTGAAACGTATAGGGGTCGAGTACCACCTACCGGCAAGCAATGCCGAGGTGGCAGCCAGTGAAACCATCGAATTGAGGGACGTGTAATGCAAGTAATCGCCGCACCAGGTCATCGGGTTCCTATGCAGGATGACCCACGCAAGCACATTGAAGCGGCTCCCGCCGACGCTATCGAAGTGCCCGATACCTCCTACTACCGCCGCCGCTTGGCTGAAGGTGAGCTCTTGCCTGCTAAGAAGCCTCGTGGTGGTGCCAAAGAGTCCGCTAAAGGAGTCGACGAATGATTGAATTTGAAACCATTTCGGCATCGATCCGTAAGCCTGGTGCTTACTTCGAATTCAACACCAGCTTGGCAGTGCGCAACCTGCCGACCAATAAGCAGAGCATCTGCCTGATTGTTCCGCTAGGTGCCGAAGCGACTTTGGAAGCTCACGTACCGACTCCGGTCTACAGCGCTGTTGAAGCCAAAGCCCTGACCGGTAGCGCCATTGCCGAGGAGATGGTCGACGCTGTCATCGCTTCTTATCGCTACGCGTCCCTTTCAATCGTAGGCGTAGTGGTCGAAGGCGAAGTGGAGCCAAGCATTGTTGCTGCGTTGGATTCAACGGCTCTGGGTAGCTTCACTATTTTGGTGCCAGCTTGGTACAGCCAACCCGCACTTACGGCCCTGCGTACACATATCCAGACATACACCGACTCTATCGAACAGCAGAGCATTATTGGCGTTGCGGCGGTCACCAGCACACTGTCTGCCGCGACTACCCTTGCCGCTTCGCTGAACTCTGGCCCGATCACTCTGGCCGTATTGCCTGGTACGGCTTCGACCCCTCGCCAGGTCGCATGTGCTTATGCGGCGAAGATCGCTTCAGAGGAAGATCCGGCGCGGCCGCTGAATACCCTGGTGCTCAATGGTATTCAAATCCCGCCAATTACCAAGCGCCTCGGCCGAGTTGAGCAGGAAACTGCACTGGCCAACGGCGTGACGCCGCTGGAGGTTGCGGCCGGTGATGTCATCCAGATCGTTCGCGCCGTTACGACCTACACCAAGTCAGCGGCCGGGGCGACGGACGTGTCGCTACTCGATCTGACTACCATGCGCACCCTGTACTACGTGCGCAATGCCTGCCGTGAGCGCATCCGCCTGCGCTTCCCACGCGCCAAGCTCTCCAAGAAAACCCCGGAAGCTGTCCGTGGCGAGTTGCTGGACGTGCTGCTCAAGCTGGAAGAACTGGAGATCGTAGAAGAGGTCGAGGCCAACGCCGACAACTTGGTAGTTGAGCGCTCAAAGCAGGACGTTAACAGGCTCAATTCATCCATTCCCGTCGATGTCGTCAACGGCCTGCATGTGTTCGCCGGTCGCATCGACTTGCTCTTGTAAGAGGTAAATCTAAATGGCTGACAGCTATGTGGGACTGATCGTCTTGGAGATTAACGGCACTGATTACGAGGTGACCAGCGTTGAGCCGAGCCTCAAGACCGGGCGCAAGGTGGTCAAGACGATGAACCGCTCCGGCCGGGCGACCGGGACGGCCAAGGGTATTGAAGAGCATGAACTCAAGATCGCTGTTCCGATTCCGAAGGCGGGTGAGCCGGACTGGCGCGCCCTGATGGACGCCAAGATCACCATCTATCCCCAGGATGGTGGCAGCGAGCGCCAAACCTGGACCGGATGCGCTCTGCTGGAAATGGGGAGCAAGTACCAATTGGAAGGCGAAGCCACTCGCGACCTGACTGTCGCCGCATTGAACTACTACACGGAGTAATACGATGAACGAGCAAACGAACAAACAGTGGGACGGCCTGACCATCAACGGCGAGCTGCATATTGGCGTCTACTACTCCGGCATGCGTCACAAGCGCTTCACCCTGCGCGTCGGTATGTCGGGTGACCTAGTCGCTGCTCAAGAGCTGCATCCCGATGGGCCATTCCAGTTGACCACCCTGGAAGTGTATCGCCGCCAGTTGCTCTCTCTGGGCGATATCCCGGCTGAAGCTTTGACCGTCGAACTGTTGCGCGAGAACCTGGCAGAAACCGACTTGGCCATCATTGCGAACTCCGATGCGGAACTCGAAAAAAAGCTCGCGCCGCCGAGCGCGGCAACACCGACTGGCGACGCATCGAGCACGTCTTCATCCGACACGGTTACCGGCTAGACGAACTGCGTCGGATGACCCGTGCCGAGATTGATGCGCGTATCGATCTGATCATCGGAAAGCCCAAAACCACTCGCTATGTCAGCAAGCGGACTCGCAAGCCATTGCCAAAGCCGAAGTAAACCGCCCCTTGCCTGCATCACTACCAGGAGAATTTGATGAGTTCCGACCTACGCGTCGCGCTTCGTATTCAGGCCCATTCGGGCAACAGTCGACGCGAGATCGGAGAGCTTAATCGCGACCTGCGCAAAGCCGGTAAGGAAGGCGCCAAGTCGCTGGCCGATGAGAGCTGGAAGGCTGGTGCAGCCATTACCAAGGTCGGTCAGGCCGGGGCGGTCAGTTACAAAGTCATCCGCAACGCCATGCGTGAGACAGCGAAGGCAGGTTCCGACACGCGGATCGAGGTCACCAAAACGTCAGCCGAGTTGAAGGCAATGGCCAGTGCCGCCCGTAAAGCGGCGCGAGACACCAAAACTGAGCTGGCCAACGCTGATCGGCAAGGTGTTCAGCCTCTGCGCCAGAGCGTGGAAAAGACCGAATCGTCTTTCCGCCGAATGGCCCAGAACAGCGGGCGTCATTTGCGGGCCTTGAAAACTATTGCGATGGGGGTGCGTCAGGAGTTTGACCGGCTCAAGGGTTTGGGCAGTAGCGCCCAGGGACAACTCGCTGGTGTCGGTGTCGGACTTGGTGTCGTTGCCGGTTTAACCACCAGCGCCAATCTGGAACGACAACTGATTCGTACCAAGCAAACCGCCAATATGTCACCGGAGGAAAAAGACGACTGGAAAAGGGAGGGCTTTAGAATCGCCATGAAATATGGCCTCAGTCGCGAGAGCGTGGACACTGGATTCAATACGCTAATTGCATCGGGTGTTAAGTATGCGCCAGCGAAAAAGACGGCTGATGCAATTGGCCAGGCGTCTAGTGTTACGGGTGCTGACTCTGGCGTACTAGGGAAGGCCGTTGTTGCTGCCGCGAGTGCCTTTAACATTGATCTGAATAAAGGTGATGCAGCGCTTGATCTGTTGCAGAAAATGACTGTTGCCGGACGTTTGGGGAATGCAGAGCTTGAGAATCTGTCCGATCTTTTCCCCAAAATTGGTGGGGTTGCAGCTGCGGCGGGAATGTCTATTGAGCAAGCTTTGGCATTTACTGAGGCGTTGTCCAAAGTGGAGCTACAACCTGACCGGCTGGGGACATTGGCTGAGTCAACTCTGCGTGTTTTCAGCAGCAAACAATATCGAGAGCAAATTACTAAGACCAGTGGCGTTACCTTTTTTAATAAAAAAGACGGTTCCTCTAAAAACCCCGTCGAAGTATTCGAAGAGCTGAAAAGAAAATACAGTGGAATGAAAACCGATGAGCAACGTGCAAAGTTCATGGGGATTGTATTTAAGGGCATGGACCAGGACACCGTTCGTGGGATGCGCAGTATGTTGACCGGTGACCGCTTGGACGACTTCCGTAAAGGCACTACCGAACTCAAAAAAGCCGAGCCCATTTTCAATAGCGATCTTAAGGAAAACACACAAAGTACCAGCGGCACAGCTGCCCGAATGAAAGCAACTTTGGGTGAAGCCATTGACCGTATGGCGACACCATTGAACAAAGGTTTTGCCGAAATGGGCAACTATCTGCTCGATGACCTGAACTTGTCCGGCGAGCAGATGCTTGCTGGTGGTGCACTCATGGGTGTTGGCGGCTACTACGCTGGACGTGGTGCCAAAGCAGGCGCTGGGGCACTATTCAACAAATTCCTGGGCGGTCCTGAAACCCTCAAGAATATTGCCGTTGGCAAAGTTTTGGAGGAAGCCACGGGCGTAACATCAGTGTTCGTCACTAACTGGCCTGGCGATATGACGTCGGGTGGTGGCGGCTTGTCAGATGTACCGGGCACTGGATCCTCCAAGGGCAAGTCAGGCGGGTTTGTTGCACCTTGGTTAGGGCCAGTGGCCGTAACAGCCACAGCGACCCAGCTAGGCGGCGCAACAGCTCAGAACTCTGACGAAGATCGCCTGGCCATGGTCGCCCGCAACAAGCTGCTGGATGAAAACCAACGCACCTATCAGTCGGCGTTCTACCGCAACCGCATTGCACTGGCCGGTCAGAATCCCAACCAACCGCAAAACTGGCTGTCGGAGCAGGCTCAACGTCTGGCGCATGAAGAAACCGACATGACGTCATCCGGCAAGACGGTAACGAGCGCCAATACCTGGGCGGCGGGAGTATCGGCTCGTGCGGTCACGGCAGGGGTTGCTACGCAAGCTGCCGCTGAGCGATTGCGAGCGTTGTTGTCGCAGCCACTGATTATCGAGGTTAGATCTGATTCGAAACTGATCATGGCCGAAATGGAGCGCCGCGCCGGAATTCAAGTGAGGCGCGGCGAATGAGCTGGTCGGAAACGCTGCTCGATGCGTCTTTTCGCGGCGTCCCGTTGGAGGTCGTAGAGGAAGGCTTGTGGGGCGAACGTGCGCTGGCGCGACACGGGGTTCCCTTTCGAGACGGTGACCAAGTCAAAGACATGGGCCGTACTGGCCGCCAGTTTGCGATCAGGATCGTGGTGTATGGCATCAACTACGAAATCGAGTTGCAGAACATTCTGGCGGCGGTGGACACACCAGGGCCGGGTGAACTGATTCACCCGATCTATGGCAGCTTGACCGTCGTCACGCAGAACTGGGATGTCCGGCACAGTGCCGAACGTCCCGATTACGCGGAGATCAGTTTGCAGTTCGTCGAGGACGTACCGGACGCGCCATTCTTTGCACGGCAGTTTGAGTTCGTCGATGTTGCAACGCCAGAAGAGGAAGATGGTTACCGCTGGCAGGACGGCATTTTCGATCTGCTTGGACGTATCGATTCCCTGGTCAGCGAAATTCAGTCGTGGATCGGCGGCGGCTGGGTCGGTTTGATCGAAAAAGCCCTGGGCTTGCCTGGTATTGGCTTGCGTCTGCAACAGCTTCGTTCACAGATCCTCGGCGTTGTGTCGGGCGTTGCTTCGATGGCCAAGCAACCGTCCCCAGCGTTTGACCCGTTGGTGGATCTGATGCAGACACCCGCACAAATCCGCGCAGCCATTGACGGCAGTACCCCAAGTGAGCCGACGCAGTTATTGACCCGGTCCGGCGTACCGGCAAGTTTCCCTGGCGGGGGCACACTGGCCAATGAGGCCGAGCGTGCGGGCAATGCGTTTCTGATCGGTGCACGGCATGGCGTCGAGCCAAATGCCGACCTGCTGCCGGACGGCATGCCAGATGATCCTGTCGTGGCCACCAGCTTTGTTCTGGTTCTGCTGATCATCACTGAACTGGCCCTTTCGCATGCTCAAGCGGTGGCGATCATCATTGAAGATCAACGCAAAAAGCCGACACTCAGCCCCATTGATCTAGAAGGGCTGGTGAACCTGACACGTTCATTAATCCAAGCCTCGATATTGCTACACCGTCGCCTATTCGATCTCGAAAACTCTCGGCCAACTATTGAAGGACTGCGCAACATCGCCGCGCAAATTCAAGCCCGAGCACGCCAAGTGATTTTGTTAAGCCCGCCAATGATTGAACGCGAGGTTGAGTCCCCTGCGAGCCTGCGTCTGCTGGCGCATCGGTGGTACGGCGACCACTCCCGCGCTATTGAACTGATACGCCTCAACCCAGGCTTGAAGACACCCCACAACATCCCGGTCGGAGAGGTGCTACGTGCCTACGCAGAGTGAAGCGATAACACTGGCTATCGGTGGCCTGACCCACGAGACGTGGGACGCCTGGTCAATCGAATCGGACTTGTTGACCCCGGCCGATGGCTTCGAGCTGGAACTGTTCACTAAGGGCACGGTACAACTGCCCCGTGTCCTAGCAGAAGGTGCGCCCTGTTCTTTGAGCCTAGGCAGCGACCGCGTCCTGACTGGGCAGATTGACGAGTTTGAACATGAAATTTCTCGGCAAGGCATCGCCATTCGGATCAATGGCCGAGACAGTGCCGCGCCCCTAGTCGATTGTTCTGCTCCTTTCGTGTCGATGCGCGAGGCCTCACTGGCGGAAATTATTGACCAGGTCATCAAGCCGCTCGGGTTTTCTAAAGTCGAGATTCGCGCAGCAACGGCCAAGACCCGTCGCCGTATCCAGATAGAACCAGGGCAAAGCGCGTGGGAGGCCTTGCTGCAAGTCGCAGTAGCCAACGGTTTATGGCCATGGATAGAACCAGACGGACGCCTGATCATTGGCGGGCCTGACTATACGACCGATCCGGTATCGAAACTGGTAATGCGTGAGGATGGTCTGGGAAACAACGTGGAACGATTGAGTGTCCGACGCTCAATCGCCGGACGGTTTAGCCAGATCACCGTCCTCGGCCAGCATGGTCAGTACGTCAACGGCGGCGTGACCGGCGGCCAGTCGCACCTGCGGTCTGTGGTTCAGGACGTCGCCCTGGTGCAGCGTGGCATCTTCCGTCCGAAGGTGGTCATTGACAGCTCCAGCGAGAGCCAGGACATGGCCACGACCCGTGCACGCAAGTTGCTGGCGGACAGCCGACTGGAAGGTTTCGAGATTCGCGCCGTCGTCGAGGGGCACCGGGCAGGCAACGGCCAAGTGTGGACACCTGGTCAACGGGTCATGGTGTACAGCGAACCCCACCAACTGGATGGCACGTACTTTCTGATGTCCCGTACCCTGCGCACCAGTCGCAGCGAGGGTGCCATCACTGAACTAAGTCTGAGGGAAGACAAAATGTGGGTACTGGATGCTAATCCCCTGAAAAAGCGCCGGGGAAAAATCGACCAGGATGCAGCGTTTATCAAACAGATCAAGATCCTCTGATGAGCACCATGGCGCGCTTGATGCGCGAGCAAATCGCAAGGGCAATGGCAAACTTCCGTATGCCCTTCAAAGCCACCGCCGCACGTAACACCCACAGTGCGTTGATTGGTGTGGACATGCAGGGGCTGGCGGGCGAAAAAGTTACTGGTGACCTCTTCCAGCACTACGGATTCAGCTCGGCGCCACTGGCCGGTGCTGAGTACCTGGTTATTCCTGTCGGCGGCAACAGCAAGCACGCCGTGGTTGTCGCCAGTGAAGATGGTCGGTATCGACTGACGCTTCAGGATGGAGAGGTGTCGCTCTATACCGATGAGGGAGATTACGTGCATATGAAGCGCGGCCGGATGATTGAGGTCGTGACTGATGAGCTGGTGTTTAAGGTCAAGAACAAAGTGCGTTTTGAAACTCCCGTGGTCGAGATGACCGGTGATGAACACGTCCTGGGCAGCATCAAGGCCGATGGCGAAGTGGCGGACCATACGCGATCTATGCAGGAAGATAGATACCTCTACAATCAACACGATCATGGGGGTGGCGCAAAGCCATCGCCATTGCAGTGAGTTTCTGCTATTCATCTGAACGCGGTTGACGTTCCACACATGAATTTTAAGCAGGCACGAGATGACGACCCAACTTTACGCACTGGTCCGTTTTTTTAAAACGGAAGCACATCGCGACTCTTTCCTGCGCGGCGATTTGTACATGAATCGTCTGAAGTATTTTAAGGCGTATGAGGAGGAAGACGTTTGCAATATCGGAGATAAGCATGAGGGGACCATTGGATGGTTTCAGCCAGGTCAAGTGAAGCTGAAAATTCAAATCCCCGAGACGGGAGAAGAGTTCGTCATTGAGGACTTTGCCGCTCCCGTAGTGATGGGTTTGAATCGCCACGATGACTACCATGTCTATTGCATGTCAGCTATTCATGTCGATGATGAAGCGAGATTTGAGACGTTCGAAGAGATGAGGTCAAGCATGATGCTGGACGTCAAAAAAGGAGATCTAGGGGACTATTGCTCAATCGTTGACGTTAGCAAGTTCATTGGTCGCTTGGATAAGGCACTCAAAGCTGAGCAGAAAGCAGGTAATGGTTATTCACGGGCCCTGGTGGAGTATTTTGATCCTGATACCTTCAACGGTTCGTTCGATGAGAATGAGGCGATATTTCGGAAAAAGAACTGTTTCAGTCACCAGAAGGAGTATCGGATCTGCGTCGATAACGGAACCTCAGGAGACGATCCAAGAGTGATAAACATGGGGGATATATCGGATATCGTTTTCAACTGCTCCAAGGCGGATTTCCACAAACATTTCATCATGATTGAGAACGATTAAATCCTCTTAGGGGTGCCGCCAGGCGGAACAAACCTTAACCCCCCCTGAAATACACTCCCTTCGCGTAACCCTGCAACATGCCCCCCCATGGACGCAGGCATAAACCCAACTACAGGCGACTTGACGGGCCAGCGGATCAATACGCTGGCAAACGCCGTTTACGTGCGCCTCATGACACCCCTTGGCAGCTGGTGGAAAGATCCCACCCTGGGCTCCCGCCTGCACGAACTTCGCCGCGAAAAAGACCGCCCTCGGGTGGGCATCCTTGCTAAGCAGTACGCTGAGCAAGCGCTCAAACCGCTGCTCGATGACGGCCGCGCCAAGAAGATCACCATCACCGCCGAGCAGCCCCACAACGGTTGGCTCGTCCTGCAAATCGACATCATCGACGCCACCGGCAATCCGCAGGTGTTTCGCCAACCTGTAAGGGTGATTTGACATGGCCTTTTCCACTCCCGCCCTTGAGAACATCCTGGCAGGCATCCTGCGGGACATTAAAGCGCTCAACGACGAAGCCGATATCGGCAGCGACAGCGACCACTACATCCGGTCAGCGGCCGTCGCTGCCGCCATCGAAGGTCTCTATCAGAAACTGGCCTGGCTCTACCGGCAGATCTTCCCGGACACCGCCGACGAAGAAGAACTGGTGCATGCCGCCGCGATCCGGGGTGTACCACGTAAAGACCCCGTTGCCGCCACCGGTATCGTGGGCTTGAAAGGCGTTGTGGACGTTGAGCTGCTACAAGGCTCGACCTTGACCCACGTCACGACCGGCGAAAAGTTCGATGCCCTGGTTAGCGCGACACTTGGCACTGACGGAACCGCTACAGTCCAAGCCAGGGCGCAAATACTGGGTGCGTCACTCAACGGGCTGACCGGCGACCTGATCCTCACCAGCCCACCATTAGGTATGGACGCCAACGCCAGTTTCGTCGGGGCAACCACCGGGGGCGAGGATCTGGAGAAGCCAGAGTCTCTGCTCGCGCGCCTGCTCGACATCATCCAGTCGCCACCTGCGGGCGGCACCATCTACGACTTCAAACGCTGGGCTAAAGAGGTGGACGGCGTGGCCGACGCTCTGGTGCTGCCCGGTCGTCGAGGCGGCGGTTCAATTGACCTGGTCATCACCGCCAGCACCGGCAATCCCTCGACCGAGGTCATTGCTCTTTGCAGGGACCACGTGCTTAGCCTGTGTTCAGTCATTGCGGACGTGTGGGTGTATGTCCCGACCATTCGAACCGTCGACTCCGCCGCGCTGATTGAACTGGCCGACGGCTATACCTTGGCGGACGTGCAGGCAGCAGCTCAGATCGGATACAACGCGCTGTTGGGTGCCATGAAGCCCCGAGAAACACTTAAGCGCTCGCAGATAGAGGCCATGATCAACAACCTGGCAGGCGTCGTTGATCGATCCGTCACCACGCCAGTTGGCAATGTCAAAGCGTCTGATGATCCGCTTCTAATTGGCTGGATTCGCCCTGGCACTATCACCCTAGGCCTACTGGAATGACTCGGCTTGCCGATCAGTTGCGGTTGCTGCTGCCACCCGTCTCTTACGACGGTATGGCGCCTCTGTTGTCCGCCGCCATCGAAGCCGAGGCAAACGCTCTCACCCAGACAGATGCGCAGGCGGAAGCGGTCTACAGCACGATCTTTGCCGACTCTGGCATGGGGTTGGCTGACTGGGAGCGGGTACTGGCCCTGCCTGACCCATGCCTGATCGGCGTGCCGCAATCTGTCCGCCAACGCATCCAGGCGGTTATCAGCAAGCTACGAGCTCGTGGCGGGCAGAGCAGACCCTTTTTCATCGCCCTGGCCAAGTCCCTAGGCTACGACGTCACCATCACCACCTTTCGACCGGCCCGCGCAGGCATTGCGCGAGCGGGCGACCGACTCTATGGCGGCGACTGGAGCTTCACTTGGCGCGTCAATGCCCCCGCTGTGACCGTCACCTACGCCGTGGCGGGCTTAACCGCCGCAGGTGACCCCTTGGCGTCCTGGGGTAACAAAACACTTGAATGCCGACTCAGCCAGATGAAACCGGCCGAGTCCATTTTGTTATTTGGCTACGGAGACAACTGATGCAAAGAATCGGAGACAGCACCAGCACAGCGAACGGCGCTGGTGAATACACCTCGGGGCAGCCTGGATCGGGTATCGATGCCACGATGATCACGGCGGGCTGGCTAAATGCCGTACAGCGAGAGTTGGTCAACGTGGTCGTAGAGGCTGGCATAACTCTTAACCCGGCTGACGATTCGCAAGTGTTCCAGGCTATCCGGGCGATTCAGGTCGCCAGCATACAAGAGGCGGTCGCTTCTCTGGTTGCCTCTTCACCAGCGGCTCTCGACACGCTTAATGAGCTGGCACAAGCGTTGGGTAATGACCCCAACTTTGCCACGACGATGACCACCGCGCTGTCCGGAAAAGCTAGCAAGGCCACCACGCTGGTCGGTTATGGGATCGCGGACGCCTTCACCAAAACTGAAACCACCAACGCGATTAACAGCGCGATGCAAATCCCTTTAGTGGAGGTCAACACATCAAAGTCTTTGGTGGCGGCCGAGTTGGGCCTTGTCCTGATTGATGCGAGCGCGGCGGCGTTGACGGTTGAACTGCCCGATGCCAACTCGGCGCTGGGTGTTCGTGGTGTGGTGGTGCGACGGGTCGATAACACCATCAACCGGTTGGTGATCAAGGCGGCCGGTAGCAACAAAATCAAGTTTCATACCCATCTGAATGCGGCCGGCTATCCTTTTTTTTACCTAATGGGGGCCGGGGATTATTGGCATTTGCGCAGTGATGGCAAGGGCAACTGGATACCGATTGCGCGCTTAGACGGTACGGCACTCGGGCGGCCCGTGTTTGAAACGACGACCGTATTGAATCCGGGTGGTCACGCTCCGTTGGGCAATGCCCTCTTTATTCGTGCCG